TTATTCTTTGTGGGTGCCTGCTTATCATAGGGCTTAGGAAAGCCAAATTCATCCAGATCTTCTGCCTTTACATAACCAGATTGCGCAGCAGAAGTTGTAGGAACAGCAAGTGTCACATTTTCAGCCCATGCAAATACAACAACACTAATGGGGTCAGTCCCGCCGTTTGCATGCTGGAGAATATCAAAATCATGAATAGTAATGCGACCTAATTTATCTTCCCAGTTCGCAACAGTTATATCAACATAGTTCTCAGGCCAAATAAAAGGCAATAACATTTCGCCACCCTGCGAACTAGTAGGATCAATCAACAAATGGGGCTTTTGAGAAGCTTGAACTAAATCCTCTATAAAGAAAGCCCTATTTTTAGTCACTTGGTCTTGGTTGATATAAGGGTTATATGACATAAGCGCACGTCCGTAATAAAAAGAGTTACCATTAATTAAAACCTTAATCTTTAAGTTACATCGAAGATTGCGGTAACGATTAATCTTATCAAGAACATCACTATTGCCAAAGAAATCCGACCAAGGATTAAACACCTGGAAGAGACGTGCTCCTCCTGGTGTCCACTGGAATTCTTGAATCTTGACCGGACGCGATAGAAACGAACCGAGTTGCGCATCCTGATACCCAGACAATTTAGTGGTTTCATCACTATTTGCCAAGATATCATACGACCACGGCTGATCACCATCAATAAAATGTACGTTTTGTGTAGAAGTCTGTGGCATTTCCTTTGAAATAGACGCACCAACGACTTCAGATACACTAGAATTATTAGTTTCCTCCATTGAGGAATATGTATTTTCATTATTAATTTCTGTAGTAAGTAATTTATTTCTTAAGGTATGAGCTCTACTCAAAGCGCACCCCGCAATACATTTATTCGGTTGACGAAACCTCCCATAAAAATGGGTACTGCGCGAGGGCAGTGTCTACGATATGCAAGCCTATATTATATACATAACATATAAAAATATATAGATACGGTAATCCAGTACATAAAGACTATTTTAAACTTATACTACGGATAGATCCGGAGTGCGGACGAGTTTTACGTCATCCCAAGACGGTGCGAGAAATATTTACTCTTCGTTATTTAAATACTTCTCGCGAAAAAGATTCATACGCATATCATATGAAACACCGAGTTCAGTGCACATATGAGAAACGCCAGTACGTTGAGCTACCTCAATCATCTGCAATCTTCTCATCTCATACATCTCACGTCCATATTGCCACCACTCACGCAAGGCACCATCAATATTCATGGCACTTTGATCTTCAAGAGAAACGGCTTTGGAACGCAAAACAGTGTGAAGTGATTTAAAAATCGATGCTTCATCCAATACACCATGGATCAAGCCGGTTTCCTCATTGTAGACATTGTGTCTCTTGAGAAAATCAGCATCCGTATCAGACATATAAGGGGTCGGTTCAGACTCCTTATCAGGCATAGTAAAAACCATATCACGCTCCTTCAAAAAATGAGCATATGAAATATGATTAAACCAATCATGCCCTCTACGGACTGATCCCTTAACGTCATCACCATAGGTCATGACAGCAACGTTGGTACGGAAAGGTTCTGGATTGCCAAAATCAGCAGGATACATCTTGTAGTATGCACTTCTCAACAAAAGAGAGTTCACAATACAATTGATGTAAACTGTCAAATTCTGTCCAGATGGGTTAGATCCTCGATGAATGATAATGTCTCCATTATAAGCCACGCATGAGAAAGCAATCTCAGTTGCAATACCACGCATGATCGTTAAATCATCCGAGGAATATTCACCACATCTTTCGGCAATATCCAAAAGACACTTGAAGGCAGCGATAATCATACCGGCTGGCATACGCAAATCATATTTGCTATAGTCGCCAGCAAGAATACGATTTTCACCAAATTTCTTCATGTGTCGTGCCAATTGATCCCATTCAGGACCTTGAGCATTAACTCCAACGGCACACTCAGATACAAGTGGAAACAAAGACAACAGTCGGGCAATCGGCAAATAATACTTACGTACCATTAATTGCGTAGCCCAATCAGCTGCCTGAAAAACTCTCACCTTATCCTTTCCAATTTTTGTCGGCTCATCTTTAACACAAGCCTTAAAAATTGAATAACAGCGCCTGCCTGCAAGCAGTTCAGAACACATTTTTCCACATTCTTGAGTAATGAGTTCATCACATTTAGCAGGACAAGCATGCTCAGGATAATCCTCAGGATCCAAAAGAGTGATCATATCACTTTTGGGCCCTGAAAGAGGGAAACCCTTGGAAGTAGATTTGCACATAGCATCAATGAAACGTGCACCATCTCTTCCACAAAGAGTTTCCATCTCAGAGAGAGGCTTGAGTTCTTTCTTGACCATATCGGCAAATTCAGGACGCTCGAAAGTTTCAATAATACCTTCGACATAGTCCATCACAGCTCTATCAATCAAAGAAGGTTCAACACCTGCGCCAGGATTTGCTGAATACTCCAAAGAAGCTTGCCACATCTTCCAACGATGGAAGGCAGGAGGACCGTGCTTATTAGGCACGCCAGTAACCTCCTCAACGACTTCAGAAATTGGAGTAGTAACAACATTACTCTTAGTGTGACTGGCACGTTGATTATTTTGTCCCAAATATTCAACGTTACTTCCCACAGGCAAATAATTAATGGGGGAATTCCTATGAACGTCGCGAGAAACAATTACTTGTTTATCGTAACGTGTAGTAGGAAACGTCCCATTAACATGACTTGGGAAAGCACCCTTC